GCTTGATATCTTTTTATCAATCTATTCGGGTAGTACCTTATGGTCTGACGTCCCCTCTTTCGAGAGGGATCAGCGTAAGTACTACCTGCCCCTGTATTTAGGTTTTATAAATTCCTTTAATAATGAAAATTATTAAAGAAGCCACCCTATATTGATTGGGATTTGGAATCAGCTATAAAATAGAGGGATCTATACCTCTTAAAAGTTATAATCAAAATTTTAATTCTAATTAAGGCGAGTGAGTTTCCCAGTCGAAAGACTCAGGACTTAAAATTAAATTAAAAAAATGAAAAAAAATAATTTTTCTACATCTTTTTTCAAAAATTTTAAGCTATATAAAACTGTGTACAAGGCGGGTAGTATGATCTCACTTTCAGATGAAAAACATCTGAAGTTGGTGTTCCTAGATATAGGAAGGAGAATTCTCCAAACTATATTTAATAACACTAAAGAGACTAACCGTATTAGAATGATGCATAATTTCGCCCAATTCATTATTAAATTTAATAAGAATCACGGTGAAATTATGACAACAAAATATCTAAAAGCTTGTCAACTAGCGGTTCAGAAAAAGATAGCGGGGCAACCTTTCTCAAGTTTGAGAGAGATTGAACCTAACTTACCTTTACCCAGACTATCGAAGTCAGGTCTTCCTAATTGTATTAAATTAGCAGACCGAGCTTCGATATGTCGGGGATCTCTAACAGTTATTCGTCTTTGATTAACTCTGTTCTCTATTTATAGAGTTTTTAAAACAGATTTTAATCCAAAGATTAATACTATTACAGATCCCTTTACTGGAGATCAAAAGTCATTGAACGATTTTAATTATTTTTTAGAAAATTATTCTAAAAAAATTCTTACAAATTTTTCTTTGAAATTTGATCTTAAGGAGCTAGAAGTGAAAAGGCTTGTGCCTATTCAAAAATCTAGTCCCTCTAGTAAAGTAAGTTGAAAAGGAATTTTTACTTCATTTAATTCATTAAAGGCAAATACTATTGTCTTTAATTCTATTAATGAGTATATTTCCTTAACTTCTTCTGAATTTCTGAGAACTGTATTTTCAAACTTAGAGTGATCTATTGATCATGTCTCTTCGTTTTCCAATATGATTCGCGATGGTAAGGGCTTCCAAAGCTCTGAAGGTTCAACTGCCCCTATAGGGCGGTTGGCTTTCAAAGAAGAGGCAGCCGGGAAGCTAAGGGTTTTTGCTATGGTTGATGTAATAACTCAATCCATACTCGAACCTTTACATTCTTGTCTGTTCGATCTCTTTAAGAAACTACCTAATGATTGTACCCATGATCAAGATCGTGGTGTTAAGTACGCTCAGGATCTATCCATTAAATATGGATGTTCTTTTGGGTTTGACTTATCTGCGGCAACTGATCGGTTACCTATCTCTTCTCAAGTTTCCGTATTGAATTCCGTTTTCGGGAATCATATAGGAACACTTTGAGGGAGAATACTTACTGACCGTGATTATTATATTCACGAGAATAAGTATGGTATACCTACAGGGCCAATACGCTACGAAGTGGGACAACCAATGGGAGCTCTTTCTTCCTGGGCTATGCTTAACTTAGTTCATCATATGATGATACAGTTTATAGCGGTCCATTTAGGAAAAGTCCCCAGAGGTGAATGGTATCTGGACTATATAGTTCTAG